CAAGTTTACCAGCATATCGCTCCCCTTCTGACGCGTTATCTGTTGCTGAGCAGGCCGTTACCCAGTACGCTCAAACCGCCGTCTCCCCTGTCGTCCACCCCCTCCTCGCCAACGGATCTAATCCTGTGGCAGCCTCCGTTGTTCAGCTCCCACTCAAACCCGTGCCCGTCTTATCACTCAAGGTTAGAGTTGAGCAGATTCATCCTTCCTTTCCTGTCAAGGGCGCTCGCCCCATCAAGGATGATTGCCTTATCACCGCCCTCGAGTCAGCTTTCGCCGACGTTAATCTCGATCCGACTATCGTATGGCCTCTCATGCGAGAGCACCTCACAGCTGAACACGCGGCCAACTACAAAACGCAAGGTCACACTCCCCTCGGTGTCGCCGAGCTCATGCACATGGCAGCCAACGTCCCTTTCAAGTACAAGGTCACCAGTGATTTGCCCCTCCACTGGAGCCGGGACGTCACGTCCAGCCCGGCAATCTACGGAGAGGACGGGCCCTGCATCGTTCTTGGATACCTCCACAAACAGAAGCATTTCACTTATTCCAAGGGCAATCCAAAGTCAGTGCGGATTCCCCACAAGTCCATCGTTCCAGCCAAACCAAGTCTTGATCCAAAGGTCCCAGGCCTGTCTGCTCTGTCCAAAAAAATCATCTCTAAATTTGGTTCCAACACTTTTACTATGGACGTGTCCCGGGCTAAGCTGTTGGTTACGGACGCTGACTCTGGTGCAGCTCTTAACTCCTCTTGGTCTAAGAAGAATGCTGCCTCGTCTTTCAAGACCATGCTCGAGTTTGTGCGAGCGGAGAAGTTTAATGGACGTTTACGCCAAGTCGAAGTCACTCTCCTTGCTGGAGCTCCTGGTTCGGCTAAGACTTCCGGACTTATCGAACTGCTGCGTACAGAGGTTAAGGGACCTCCGGTTGGACAATATAAATTCCTTGCTCCCAGGACCTTCTTGCGAGACGATATCGCCGACAAACTTGACCTTGGCCCCCATGGTTGGATCATCCAAACGCTTGAGAAAGGGCTTCTCCTCAACCCAACTCGCCTCACGATCATTGACGAGATCACCCTCTGCCACCGAGGTTACCCCGAGCTCCTCACATATTGGAGTGGTCTCACTAATCACGTTGTTCTGCTGGGTGACCCTTGTCAGGCTGATCATCACGAAATCTCGTCGGAAGCCCGTGTTAACCGCATCCCTGGAGCCATGGAACCCTTCCTCACCGCTCCTTTCGATTACAGAGGTTGGACGTACCGGGTCGCTCCCGGAGTCTCCCGCCTTTTCGGCCTCCCCTCCTTCAGCAAACGCCAAGCGGGTGTTCTCTTCCGTTCGGATGCTCGCCTTGCCCTTCCCACAATCTGCCCGAACACCCAGAACGCCCAGCACTCTGCGGGAAACACTTTTACGTACGGAACTTCGCAAGGACAAGACTTCCAAGGTGACTGGCAGGTCATCATCACTCAAGACACGCTTCAGGCCTGCTCGCTTGAGTCCATCTACGTCGCCTGTACCCGAGGAAAGGGGAATCTCATCATCATCACTCGTTTTATATGGACTGGGACCACCATCAACCTCGTGCGAAACAACCCCATCCTCAACGCCATCTATTTCGATGTCCCCTGTGATTACCGACAGGTCTTCGCAGATAAGTTGCGAAATGCACGGTTCTTACCTTTGCCCCATGCGCCAGTGCAACCCGGTCCAAGAAGGCGGTTTGACCTGCCTGGACTTACTCCCGCAAGAAGAGCAAAACTTTTCGGTGATGAACCCACTGGAACGCTTACCCCCCGGGCTTGAAATGTTGTCGGTTCTCTTTTCCGGTTTGTCTATCGAGAAAACACTCTCCGACTCCGTTGATATTGCCGCCGACCCAGCTCTTGAAACTGCCCAGCCCATCCCCGAGTTTCGTTCCACCAGCTTACTTGAAACTTTCTTCC